CTTTCTATCCTCTGGGTCATAACTTTGAGTGGTTGTTCAGCCATATAAAATAACCTGCTTATTTTCTTATGGTACTCGCCAAATTTAGGCTCTGTTCCTACTAAATACAATGCTTCAGGATGATCTTTGAGGAATTTATCAAAATCTTTTGCAGGTATATCCTCAGGTAGCATTCCAGGATAGTTTGCTTCAAAATCTTGATGGATTCTCACTATAAACTCGAATCTCTTGATTGCAGCCTTAACATCCAAATTATGATCTTCTTGGAGCATAGAGACTACATCATTCACTGTTTGATTATTTGAGCAAAAATCAGTTATCTCTTCTGTGTAACACCCAGTGGAATCTAATAAGTTATCAGGTCGAGGAAACTCTGTTCCCTGATTCTTCTGTGATGCCTTCGACTGTATAGGAACCTTCATTTCTTCGAATTTAGGTAGATTGGGTAATGGTTTGAAAGTGACATCTGACCATACAGTGTAAGGCATATCAGACATAGCTCTCGATGGCTTTACTGTGGCCTCTGATTTCGATTCTAGTGATTTTCCAATTTCTGTTTTAGCTATTAGCCTAACATCATATCCTTGAGCTTCTAGAGACGCGAATAATGATCTTTTCAAGACCCCTTCAAATCGAGGCATTATGCTGAGGTCAACAGTATTAGGATGTTTTAGACCGCTGATAGTTTCAAATATATCTGACATATTTGAGTCAGGATGGGGCACAAATTTGTAAAGACATGAAAGGTTTATAGCATCTTCAGTAGTTAGCACTAGGCTTTTAATTCCTGTTATTAATTCTGATACATGCTCATGTTTTTCAGAATTCATTAACCTGAGCAGGTCCTTGACTGGTGATGAGCTTATGTAGTTATTCATATCCAAACTTGCTACAAGGCAATTTCTAGCTCCCTTGAGATATTCACCAACTATATCGGCATCCTCTGTGTAGATAGGCCTAACTAGATCCATTAATTCATAAGCTAACTCATTTATTTCAATCTTAAGTCCCATTTCTGAGGTAAATAACATAAGATTGGAGAGGACGTCTAACATCCTAAGCACTCTTTGGAAATGGAGATGAGTGATTATCCTGACATTGCCGAATAATTCCATTATTATTATTGGACCTATGCTAAATATTTCAGCACCTTTCCATACATCCCTGTTATCCAGAAAATAATCTTTTGGATCGTCTGGTATTGGTATACCTCTGCTTTCAAATTTGCAGAAGTTGTTATAGTCCCTTGTAGCCTTAGACATATTCTGTCTTAATGTATCTCTGATAACCTTATAGGGAGCTACAGTTTCTGCTACTCTTGTGAAGTACTCTTCAACTTGCTGATCCTGTCTTGCTGTTAAACTAAC